ACCTTTCATCACTGTTACTTTCTTTTCCTGATGCGTCACGGTCGGCGGCACCATTGCCATAAAGAACTCAGTCACCATCATTCACCTCCTCTGATCTTGCTCCATATCGGTCACACCATTTATCACAAGTGTCATCTGTATTACAAAAGTCTGCACGATGTTCGCTGTTGCCATTGCAACATACTCCGGAAAATGTTTCGTACCAGTCACATGTGCTACAATATTGATTTTCATTTTTCATAATCGCTTTACTCCTTTAAAGTGATACTGTATTAAACTTTATATTTTTTGTTTGATTTTTTTCTTTGTCACTAGGGAAGGGGAAGGGAACGGGCGGGCAGTGCTTAAGCCCGTCCATTCCTACCCCTGTGACCTCGCAAGAGGGGGGGGGTTTTTTTATATATAATATAGTGTTTTCCCCCCTCCACGGGGATAACTGAATTTTATGTTTTCCCCTCCATTACTTTTGACGGGGGGATAACATGATTTTATGTATCCCCCCTCTGATGTGTTTGACGGGGATAACATAACTTTTATGTTTTCCCCTCCTATATCTATCGGGTGCGCAGTGACGGGGATAACATATTTTTTAGTTTTCCCCCTCTGTCGAACTTTCGTTCTTTTTGATAATTTTTCCGTCTTCAATGTCATATCCATCTACTTCTGTGACTCGGTCTCTGGCAGTTCTGACAGAAACTCCGAGGTAATCTGCAATGTCATTTACGCTTGGGAGGTCTCCAAAATTACTTTCTTCAAGGGCAGATTTTGTTGATTCAATGCGTTCTGCTTTTCTTGTTTTTGCATTTTTCTTATGTTTATTTGTGGCTTTCTTCCAGGGCGGTTCCTCGGAATCTGGCTGTATATCTTTTAAGGATCCGACGTTATCTAACCTATGTATCGGGTAATCAAACCATAGATTCACCGGCTCAAACTTTGGAAACTCACGTAACGTGCCATCAATTCTCCATGCTGTCATGGTCTTAACCTGTTCTTTTGCGGCGTCAATCTGTTTGTTCAAGGCCTTCATCTGCCACTCATCGAGACGGAATTTACAGTATTCCTGCATCTGTACGCTGCTTAGCAGATCATCCTGAGAAAGGTCTTTTTCGTGCCCTTGATAGTGCGCGTCCAGGTATTCTTTACACGTCCTGCAGATTGTTTTATTCTCTTCCTGTTCTATTAATTGCTTGTTCGTCTCTAGTTCTATCAGGTCGATCAAGGCGTCCGGATCACGGGCAAATACTCCTGATCCACTGGCTCTATCCATTGATTTCTTGCCACCCTGTGCGCCTTTTGAGTGATGGTGACAGTAGATCACTGCGCAGCCTAACTCTGTACATACCTTATCGAATTGGTTGCAAAACATAGCCATTTGATCAGCGCTGTTTTCATCACCGGTAATAACCTTGTAAATGGGGTCGATGATAATGGCAACATAATCCTTTTTCGACGCTCTGCGGATTAATTTTGGCGCCAGCTTATCCATTGGTACGGACTTTCCTCGCAGGTTCCAGATGTCAATATTGTGCAGGTTTTTTGGAGGAATCCCCATCGCCTCGTACACGTCCTTAAATCTATGGAGACAGCTCGCACGGTCAAGTTCCAGATTGACATACATTACTCTGCCCTGTGTGCACTGCCATTCCAGCCATTTTTTACCCTCGGCCATGGCAATACATAACTCAATCTGCAGAAACGATTTTCCGGCTTTCGACGGGCCCGAGATCAGCATCTTATGACCCTTTCTGAGTACACCCTCTATAAGGCATGGCGCCAGATCCGGCATGTCGCTCCATACGTCTTCCAACGCCTCAGGCTCCGGCAAATCATCGTTGATGCCCTCGATCCATTCGTGCCACTCATTCCAGTTTTTCTTTCCTATATTAGTGTCGATCAGGAACTGTCTTTGTTCTCCTCGCTGTACACCGGGCATACGGGATAACCTTGACGGGTTCCGGTTCTGCGTATCAACGACGATACCATTCTTCTGGCATACATCGTATAAGTAATCAACACGCTTCCGGTATTCGCTGTAGTCCGCAGCGTCCACCCGTACGATTGCATGGAGACTCTTTTTCCCGCTGTGTACCAGGCAGGCAATCGGCAGCTCCAACTCTCGAAGTATTGCGTTCTGTTTCTCTATTGGCATATCATCCGATTCCACGAGAGCGTACCGATAGTCTGTCACGTCTGCATTTCTGACGCCTTCGCCATCCAGTGGATTGAATCGGATCCACGCCCCTGCCTCAGGGTCGTAGTCTCCGACTACTGCTCCGATATCACCGTTACACTTTGAAAGCTTTTCGATGATTGTTCCGGCAGTCTGATCGTAGTTTCCTTTATCTCTCGGGATGTATTTCCCTTTTTCATTTTTGTATGATTTTGTGACATATCCGATGGTCTCACTGGACTCAAACAGCGTCTCAAGGTAAGTGATAATCTCTCTACATGGATCCCATTGCTTTGGCTCCTGTACTTCCCGGTCTTCAATCCAATTTTTATCTATGATTGTGTGATCATCTGCTTGTATATCATCGTCCCAGTCCAGTTCGTGGCCGTGTGATGGTACCCACCCGTTATCTAGTGCCATTTGTACGACTGTTCCTCCGGTAACAGGTGAATTGGTGCCGTGGAAGGTGTTCCACTTTCGTTCGCATTCTCCGTCGTGATATCGGGCAGAGTCCCGTCGGCTCCAATCATCCCAGTCACGTTCGGAGTATCCTTCATGCTTTAATGCCATGCCTATATTAACCCATTCCTGATAATTTAGTGTTGCAGGATTAATGTAGTCTATTATTTCTGTAAGTTCGGTTCTCTGCTCCATCCTCACTATGCTCCTTTATATTCTTTCGGGTTTATGTCTCGAGGTGTTCGCCATCCATTGGCGGCGATCCGATCAATGAGGTTCCTGGCATTATCAAACTGCCATGTTCCCACGTGCTGGAATCCTCGCTGTTCCAGGAACCGGATTTGTTTTGGTGTTGTAAGTCCCTCGTCTCTTCGTTTGCCCAGTCGATCGAGCAACATAGAAGCTTTTCCCGCATTGTCGATCTGATCCGGCATAACTCCGAGCTTCTCAAGCGTCTTCTTCTGTTTATCAGATGGTGGTGCCATTTCCCATCCGAATGATGGTGTGTAACTGCTTAAGTCCTGCGCCTGTATAGACATCTCAAATTGCAGAGGATCTACAAGCTTCTTCTTACGTTTTTTCATTTCAGCTAACTGTTGTGCCAGTGCCTCTTCTCTTTGCGCCACAACGTCTTCTGACGCTGTCTGCTCGGCCTCTTCAATATCAATGGCTACTCCTGCTTTGTTTTCCAGATTCTTGGTCATGGCCTGCGCCACTTCTTCGTTCTCACAAATTAATGATGCGGGATGACACAGCTCATGTCTTTCTGTATGCCACAAAAAATCGAGCAATAATAAATTGTCTTTTCCTTTATTTAACCGAGTTCCACGTCCCGTCATCTGGCAGTAAAGACTGCGTACCTTTGTAGGCCGTAGTACTACGATGCAGTCTACACTCGGGCAGTCCCAACCTTCTGTAAGTAACATGGAGTTGCATAATACGTTGTATTCACCTTTGTCAAAGGCCTCGAGTACTTCCGCGCGATCTTTACTTTCTCCATTTACCTCGGCTGCCTTAAATCCTTTTTTGTTTAAGATTTCCTGAAACTTCTTTGATGTTTTAACTAATGGCAGGAACACGACAGTCTTGCGATTCTTGCAGTACTTCGCCATTTCATCGGCGATACTGAACAGATACGGGTCTAACGCGGTGCCTATATCTCCTACCTTAAAATCTCCGGCCTGTACAGAGACTTGTGACATATCAATCTTAAGTGGCAGTGTTAACGCCTTAATCGGACTCAAATACCCCTCTTTAATCGCTTTAGGGAGCGTATATTCGTATGCTAGTGTCTCAAAGTACGCACCTAAATTTTTCATGTCTCCTCTGTCGGGTGTGGCTGTTACGCCGAGGACTTTCGCATTTATAAAATGTTGCAGTACTCTTTGATAGCTATCTGAGATGCAATGATGCGCCTCGTCAATGATGATTGTATTAAAATAATCCTGTGGAAACTGCTCTAATCTTTTTGGTCTGGTGAGCGTTTGTACAGATCCTACTACAATCCGGTACCAGCTTCCCTGACAGGTGTCTTCTGCTTTTTCAACCGCACATTTAAGTCCGGTGCTCTTAAGGATTTTGTCTGCTGCCTGCTCCAGTAGTTCGCCACGATGCGCCATGATCAACACTCGATCACCATGTCTGACACAGTCTTCCGCTACCTTTGCGAACACTATTGTCTTCCCGCATCCAGTCGGAAGAACAAGCAGCGTCTTATCGACGCCACTGTCCCACTGCTTGAAAATGCTTGCTTTTGCCTCTTGTTGGTATGGTCTTAATTCCATTTTTGCTATCTCCTATTTATGTGCTACATTAAAATTTACCGGGTGTATACTTTGGTGCCTCGAGAGGATATAGCTTGTCAATCTGATTAAATTTTTTACTCGGATCTTTGATGCCATCTACCAGACTGACCTTGCAGCGTCCTTTTTTACCTGGGAGATCATCCCATCTCATACGGATTTTCTCCCCTTCTTTTTTCATTCCGACGCTTCGGAACAACTCAGAAAGTTTCCATTCCAGTGTACTGTAAAGTAAGAAGTTATCTCTGATCTGAACGGTGCGGTCACGATCTTCAACAAGGAAATATACAGTTACCATATTGCATGGAGGAAGCTTACCAGCTCCTGAGCTTCTTCCTCTTTCGTAATGGTCAATCGTAAAGCTGTAGTCTCCTGCAGGTATTGGCTGAAAGTCTTTTCCGTCTTCTACAATTTCGTCATCAAATCCTAATTCTCTTCCTTCTAATTCGCTCATAATAATATTCCCTTTCTTATTTATAATTTTTTTATATTGTAATTAGTTAAATGGTATCTCTTGAGTCTCTTTTGCTTCTTTAATCATTCCGTAGACCTGATCCCATGCCCCTACAAGCACTCCGTCAACGAAGTCTTCTGGGTAATCTTCAACGGCCATATCAGCCGGGAAGTAGCCTTTTGCAGACACAACATTCTGAATATCCCAGTCGCTTACATGGTTGATTTCCATGAGGTCTCGTAATTGTTTTGGAATTTTCGAGTTGATTGACGGGTTCTCTTTCTTTTCTTCTTTCGACTGTTCAGTCTTTTTTTCTTCTTGCTCCTCCTTTACTGGCTCATTATCCTTATGTACCTCTGGTGTTGCTTCTTCCTGAGGCTCTAAATTGCTTTTCTCGGGCTTTTTCTGCTGTACCTGCTCAACTGGTGGAGTCTGTTCTTTCGGCTCTTCTTGTGGCATCTGGTGCGTCTCCGCTGGTGTTGTCGCGCTAATTCCACCACCTGTGATTACGTGTGCAATTGATGCAAAGTCAAATGGCAGTTCCTCCGGTAGGTTATCACGGTTTTTGGCATCCCAGCATGGATGATGAAGCGTGTACATGACTCGCTGTCCGCCCTGTGCCTTATGCTTTTTGCCGTCTTTATCTACTGCGATAGAGTAGGTCTTATAATTGGCGAACAGCAACATGTCTGCCCACTCTTTTACCAATGGTGAAGTCTGTGAAGAAGTCTTCTTTCCGAGTTTTAACTCGTACCGGTCATATGCTCCCATTTCGTCTGGCTGTTCAAATTTACGAATCTGAGCGTGTGCTGTGAGTACAACGTTAGTTCCCTGCTCTACCAGTTCAGACAATTTGTTTAGGAACCGTCCGAATTCCTCTTTTACGTAGACATATCCGGTGCCATATCCGAAATCTTCAACACCGTTTTTCTGATGTTTGTTGCAGATATAGCTGATACACATTTGTTCTGCCCAATCGATCGTATCGATAATGAGTGTTTTGCATGGCTTATTGTTCTTGATGAACTGAATCTGTTCCATAATCATCTGCCAGCTACTGGCTTTTGGCAGTCTTGCAACGTCCATCGAATTTGTGGAACCTTCCGTGTCGATAAATATTGGATCCGGAAACTTGCTTGCGAATGTTGATTTTCCGATTCCTTCCGGACCGTACACAACGACCTTTTTTGCTGTTGCAATCTTTCCTCTGATTATTTCCATTTAAAATATCCCCGCTTTCCATGTTTTTTTCTCTGGTTTCTTTTCTGTTTCTGTCAGATCCTGCCCGACAACATAGCCATCATCAATAATGATTGAACACTCCTCTCCGCTGGATACTCTTGTAGCAATTGCCTGCAGGTTTTCATGCTCCAGCCACTGACCAAATTCTTTTAGCGTATCCATGTCCATCTGTTCGAGCTTATCAAGGAGCACGAATCCACACTCCGGATTGAGTTTCCTCACGATAGCGGTAGATACCTTGAGTCGATCGGATCCGGACATGTTATCCCATTTCTGACCCTTATAAATCAGTTCCCCATCTTTTACGGACAGTTCAGGCAATGGCAGTTCCGCAGCATCCAAAAGCTTTGTCTTTTTATCTCTGATATCACTCAGGCCGTTTGAAAGCCTCGTGTACTGCTTACGGTACCCCAGGGCATCGTCCTCAGCTTTGTCTTTATCGAGGTTCGCTCGTACCTTGCGGTTGACTTCCTCTATATTAGTGATGTTGTCTTCAAGTTTCTCTGTGGACTGGTCTTTGAGTCCATTCACATCAACCAGAGACATATTCAGATTATTCAGCTCTGTTTTGAGTTCCGCCTCTTTCTTTTTTAGCTGAGCCTTGAGTGAATCAACTTCCTTTCTCAGAAATTCAACAGACTGTTTATATCGCTTTGCATTGTCTCTCTTCCTCTGGTTCTCGCCATTTCTCGCCAGAATCTCCTGCTGTTGTTTGATTAGATTACTGGCAGATACAAGTTCTTTTGGAGCATCTGCGAAATAAGGCTGTTCCTTCGCGTATTTTTCTTTCTGGTCGGCAATCCGTCCGACTGTAAGACGTTCATTGTAGATCTCTTTTTCTTCGCTTTCTAACTCTGCGAGCTGATCCTGTACGCCGATGATCTGGAGCAGTGTGTTCGCTTTTTCCTTGCCGGTTGATTCCATAAATTTTGGCAGATCGAGGGCGAGTTTTTCCACAAAACTGTCCAGCAACTGCTGCCCTGCCCTCTCTCCTGTCGGATCCGTGACTTTGAGACTACTGTTTTTACCTTTGCGTTCCACCACAAGCCCATTTGACATGGTGACCTTAAGATTAGGTGGTATCGCAGAACCTTCTCTTGTGGCGTCTGACGGTCGGAATTTTTCGCCTCCCAGAGCCCATGCAATGGAGTCTAGCACAGAGGTTTTCCCTTGATTGTTCTTTCCGCCAATTACTGTGAGTCCGTTAGCTGTTGGCTCAATCTTTACTGCTTTAATTCGCTTGACATTTTCAATTTCAAGCTTATTGATTTTCATTGTCATCTCTTTTCTCCTCCATTTTCATTTCTTTTAAGTACGTGCTGACAGTCCCCTGGCTGACACCCATTTCGTCAGCGATCTTCTTGCCTGACCATCCTGCGTTATGCAGTGCCATAATCTTACCTTTATCAATCTTTTTCTTCGCGGGTTTCGGCAATTGTCGTTGCTTAGTCTTTGGCTTTTTGGCTTTAATCTCTGATTCAACAGATTCGCTGAGATCATCTGCTGGTGCACTTTTTAGCAGTTTTACCGTTTCACCTTTACGACCTAGCGGTACCGGAACCTCGTCTATTTCTTTTCCATCAAAACAAATTGGTATATGTGGCGTCTCTTCTACCTCTGAATTGTCTTCAGGTTTTCTTACATCTCTAACTTTCTCCCATGCTTCTGAGTCATCCACAAAGAATGCTATGCCTTCATTCGCCTTATCCCTGAGTAAGTTGATCGGAGTGTCGTGCGCCGTCTCCAACTTGCCCATATAGATATCTGTACGACCACCGAAAGCCATAAGCTCGACTGCTTCCTGATAGCTGATCTGTTTCATTCCATATCCCCCTCTTCCATTTTACTTGTGTCAAAGCAGATACACTGGTTAATAAGGCGCTGCATCATTCGCTTTTCACCTTCATCCATCTTTTGCTCTATCGCCAGTGCCAATATCTTCATGGTCGCCACGATCAACAATCTATCTGCGACAAATGTTCCATTAATTACACTCTGGAACTGACCTGCATAATAATCGAGCCCAGCCTGAATACCGGCCTCTAAGTTATCTGACTCGAGTGCTTCCTTTAAATACGATCTTTCCATTTACAAATCTCCTGTTCTCCTCTATAATAGAGGTGCATAGTTCATTTTTTAAGGCTCTGGGGGTCCCCACCCCTGGAGTTTTTCATGTATCCATTCCTGCAGATCCACAATGATAATAAATGTTATTCCTGCTGTAAGAGTGTAACTGATAACCAAATCCATAATTGAATTAACGTTAGTCCAGTGTGGCTGAATCAGTGCTGCCACCAGCAGTGAGATAATTAAGTCTTTAATCATGGCATCTACCTCACACCCATGGTTTCGGCGAAAGTCCTGCCGGTTCGTGCCAGTTCTCTTCTAACCATCTCAATATTATCTTTCTCGTACACTCCCTTAACCTCTTTCAAGCCCTCTTCTATCTCAAAGCATTCCTCGAAGGTCATGCCGGTTACTTCAAGGATTTTGACAATCCTTTCGTAGGGCATGGAGTGCTCTCCCCGTAAGTCCGTGTAAAGTGTTTCACTTCCGCCAGTCCTTACACCGATAATCTTCGAAAGATTACTGATGCACATTTCATGTTTCAACATCCAGTTCCTTAAATTTGGATAGATTATTGTCTCTAGTGCTTCACATCTGAATCTATGACTTCCGTAGATTTTCCCTACTCTTTGTCTGCTGATCCCATACTCTGCCCCTACGGACGCATAAGATCTTCCGCTCGCAACCTTTTGTCGTATGGCTCTGTTGCGTTCTATTTTTTCCATGCTTGGCATTTTTGTCTCCTCCTTATTCCATTGTTACAAGTTTCTGTTTGAATCCGCAGATCTCTGCGATCTGGTCTGGTCGGAACTCGGGTACATATTTTCTTTGATTTCTATCCTCGAGTAGCTTCCAATACTTTTCATAATCGATATATACATAGAAGTTAACTCTTGGACTCCTGTCGCTTTCCAATATTGCGTAATCGTTGTATCTTCCTTTTCTGATCTCCTCCTTAATCCCTTGAATCCGGCTGTATATTGTTCGTGTACTGCAATCAAACTCTTTTGCAATCTGCTTGACGGACATGTACGGATATCCCCGGATCTGCTCTACATATGTAAGATTACTGTTCATGGTTTTCATCCTCCTTCGGTTCGTTTAAGCTGACGAAATATTTCAGGTCAACACCGAAGTACTTCGATAGAGTAAGCAGCTTGTTAATCCCGAGTGTTTTGATTTTTCCAGTTTTCCAATCGGATAAAGTAGACTGCCCTATTCCGGTGTCTTTTGCAACCTGATATGATGTTTTGTGATTTTTAGCCAATAAGTCGGCATATTTTTTATACATTTTCACCCTCCTTTCCACTTGTAATTACTTCGTAATTATGATATACTTTTTTGTCGAACGAAGTAAATCAATTTAACAATCCAACTTTTTTACGAAGCGTATTATTTTTATAGTTCGTACTTTCGAAGTACAAACGTAGTATAACATTCGTGCATACGATTGTCAACTGAAAAATCATACGTTTTTGTGAAGTATACTCTTTTTGTGAAAGGTGAACAAAAATGTATGAAATATTTGAGCAATTATTACAAAGTTATGGTATAACAGCCTACAAATTCTGCAAAGATACTGGGATATCCCAGTCGACAATAAGTACATGGAAAACTAAAAACAATTTGATAAGCCCGGACTTAGGTAAAAAGATTGCTAATTACTTTAATATATCTTTTGACTATTTAATGACGGGGAAGGAGGATGAGAAAAAATACTATCTTAATGATGAGACTGCAAAGGCAGCGCAAGAAATATTTGAAAATAAAGATTTGAGGGTACTGTTTGACGCCGCTCGAGACGCATCGCCAGAAGATTTGAAGACTACTTATGCGATGCTCATGGCGTTGAAGCGAAAGGAGCAGGGAGATGAGGACGACACAGGATGTTAATGTACGGTTAATTGACTTCCCAAATACGAAAGAAAAGGAGATGATAACGGAGAATGCTGATGGATCCTTCACAATTTTCTTGAATGCACGCTTTTCCCGTGATACACCAATAGCAGCATATCATCATGCTGTATGGCATATTGATCATGCGGATTTCTGTAGGCAGAATGTGCAGGACGTAGAAACGGAGGCGCATCAGCTATAATGGGAGGATGATAATATGAGTTTATTTAAAAAAGACCCGATTTATTGTGATATATGCGGCCAAGAAACGGGTGTCCCTGGAAACAAGAAACACAGAGCGCAAGACGGCGTTATCTGTAATACCTGTTTTACGAAAGCGGGATATCAGCAAGGGATGGTGTGCTTCGCTGATCCAATTGCGGTATTGAAAGATAGGGTCCACGCAATAGATATTGCAGAATTTTCCGCAGATACTTATTCATTTGACGTGAAAATAGACGGACTTGAAATTGATCCAATTGCTCGTAAGTGGCGTATCAGGATGCTAAAATTTAAACCTATGTCTTACACTTTGGAAAAAACAAGTGAAGTGACGCCAGTACACAATTTTGATGACGTAACCGAATGTAATTTTATTATTGATAAAAAGACTGTTGCGTCTATTAAAAATCACGGGATAGGTAGAGCCGTTGTCGGCGGTATTATATTTGGTGGTGCTGGAGCAGTTGTGGGCGCTATAACAGCTAAGGATAAGATAAAAGAAACTGTCATATCCAATGGGTCCGGCATCGGAATTGTTTTGAAAGACAATTCCTCCATCTACATTCCTATTTTCACAGGAAATCCGGTTTCAGCTGGATCAGCGCAACGATCAAGGTCGTACGGTGGAACGTCTGAAACGGTGGACGAAATGCTTCAAGAGTTCGAAAAGATGATAAACAAATCTCCGACAGACGTTAAAACGGAAGCTTCCAACCACCCTGATCAAGCAGGATCATCGGCTGATGAACTACGAAAGTATAAAGGCTTATTAGATGACGGAATCATTAGCCAAGATGAGTTTGACGTTAAAAAGA